CCATCCCCGCAAAAGAAAACTCTTCATCGCTGCCTTGATCGAAGGCAAAAACATGCATCAAGCCAGCGACGCCGTCGGGATCTCCCGCAGCACCGGCTGGCATTGGTCGCAGCTTGCGGAAGTTCGTGACAAAGTTGAGAAAGGCCTGAGTGACGCTGCCGTTTACGCGGGCGTGAGTCGTGCCTGGGTGATTATGAAACTCAAAGAAGTGGCGGAGCGCTGCATGCAAGCGCAGCCCGTAAAAGTAAACGGCAAGGAAACGGGTCTTTACGTTTTTGATTCAAGCGGAGCCAACCGTGCGCTTGAATTAATCGGCAAGCATCTCCGTGTTTTTGGCGATGATGCGAGTGCGACGGCTCAATTAGGCGCGGCGGTGATTGGCGTATTGGCGAAGGAAGCGCAGGAGATCCGGATGAAAAAGCGTCTTCCGGCGTCTGTGAAAGCTGAAATTATCGAGGGGGTGAGAGAGCATGGTATCTCCGGCGGCGAACAAATTACTGAGATGGGCGGAAGATCCGGTTCGGATGGTGATCGACGAATTCAAGGTGGAGAAGCTCGATCCATGGCAGATCGACTTTCTGAGGGCGTTTCCGCATCGACAGAGGTTGGCGGCGATTGCGTGTAAGGGTCCTGGCAAGACGGCGGTTATCAGTTGGTGTTGCTGGAACTTTCTTGGGACGCGGCCTGACGCGAAGATATTTGCGACTGGCATTACGGAAGACAATTTAAACGACAACCTCTGGCCGGAGATGTCGAAGTGGCAGGCGCGGAGTGAGTATTTCAAGACGGCCTTTGAATGGGCGAAGACGCGGATCACGTGTCGAGAGAGTCCGCAGAACTGGTTTATGAGTTTACGGAGTTGGGCGCGTACAGCGGACAAGCAGCGGCAGGCGGACGCTTTAGCGGGTGGTCATGCTGATTACATGATGTACGTATTGGAGGAGGCTGGTGGGATACCGGACGCTGTTGCGGCGACGGCGGAAGCGGGATTAGCGACGGGTATTGAGACGAAGTTACTGGCGGTGGGTAATCCGACGATGCTCGAGGGTCCGTTATACCGGGCATCGAAGAGTGACGGCAAGACGTGGTTTGTGGTTAACATTACGGGCGATCCGGACGATCCGAATCGTTCTTCGCGGGTAAGTGCGGACTGGGCGCGTGAACAGATCGCGGAATTTGGCCGGGACAATCCGTGGGTGTTAGTAAACGTATTCGGTCGATTTCCGCCTTCGAGTTTAAATGTTTTATTGGGTCCTGAAGAAGTTGAATCGGCGATGAACCGGGCATACAAGCCGGAAGAATACAACACGGCGCAGAAGCGATTAGGCATTGACGTTGCGCGTGAAGGTGACGACAGGACGTCGATGGCCCCGCGTCAGGGATTGAAGATGTATCCGATGGTTATTATGCGCAATGCGTCGGGCCCGGCGATAGCGGCGCGGGCGGGGTTGGCGAAACAGAACTGGGGTTGGGAAGTCTGTTGTTTTGATGATACGGGGGGTTGGGCATCATCGGCACAGGATTCGATGATTCAGGCGGGATTGACTCCGATGCCGGTAAACTTTTCCGGGAAGGCGGATGATCCGCGTTATTTAAACCGCCGGGCCGAGATGCATTTTCGGTTAGCGCAATGGGTGAAGCGTGGTGGTTGGTTGCCGAAGGACGCGGAACTGAAGCGAGAGTTATGCGCGCCGACGTACATTTACCAGAACGGGCGATTTCAGATTGAAGACAAGAAGCAGGTAAAATCGCGGCTGGGATTTAGTCCTGACAAAGCGGATTCGGCGTGTTTAACATTTGCGCTTCCGGAACTCAAGCTGGGCCAGCGGGCTTTAGCGACGCGTGAAAACATTGCGGACACGATGGCTGGAAAGGCGCTTTGTGAGTATGACCCCTTGCAAGAGATGGAGAAAAGCAGTATATATACGCAGGAGATGATGGATGAAGACAAAGAGTTGCCTGGGGCGATGGTGGAAGTGATATGAGTGTGACAGTAACAATTCCTGACGTTCCGCATACTGACGCCATAGTGAATTTTTCGATAGAACCTTACAGTGCTCAATTGATGGCTGATATGTATCCGCTTTTTAAAAAGCATCATAAAGAAATTCCGCAATTGGGTCTACCGATTGATCCTGATTTTTCGATTTATAAATCGATGGCTGACAAAAATATGCTCAGGATTTACACGATACGACTCATGAATCCTGATTGTGATGATGAATCTATTCTGGTGGGTTATCAGGTATTTGGCGTGATGAATCATCCGCATCGTCGGTCCAGTACTGAAGCCATTCAGCAATTGCTATATTTAGAACCGGATTGCCGTAAAGGATGGACGGCGATCCGGTTCTTACGTTACTGCTGGTCGGCGCTTGAATCCGAAGGCGTCAAAGTGATTCACCAACAGATTGATGCCGCTCATAATTTCGGGAAGATCTTTGAACGGGCCGGATTTACGCTTATAGATTTGACGTATGCCCGGAAGGTGGCCTAATGCCAGCGGCGATTCCGTACATTGCTCTTGCAGTAGCGGCGGCTACGACGACAGCTGGTGCTATTGAGCAGAACCAGACGACGCAACATGCCAAGGGGGCGGCACAGGCGGAACAGACGGCGGCCAACAATGCGATTGCAACGTCGCAGGCTCAGACCCAGGCGACGCAGCAGCAGCAGAGTCAGACGGCACAGGCAGGTGCGGCGCAGAAGATGGCGGCAGCGCTGGCGAGTATGAACGCAACGGGTGGCGATTCTGGATCGATTACAGGCGCGGCTTCGGCCACTGCGGCTCCGACTCAAGCCAAGAATTTGTTGGGACAATGATACATTTGAAAATAAAAAAATGCAGATGCGGTAAAAATGATATTCGTCCTGCTATGGTCTATGCGGATAAGCGCGGAATTTTCTGCGGATTTTGTCGAGGAAAGATAAATCTCAATGCCCGCATCACTTGCCCGCGTTAAAAGTACATCTCTTAAAGATCAGTATAACCCTGACAAAGCCATTCTGTCGCGTACTCAATTTGAACGTCTCCGGGGACAATTACTGGTCGAGCGTTCGACATTCATCTCTCATTGGGAACAGCTTGCGAGGTATATTTTCCCCCGGCGTTCAAGATTCTTTACCACTGACAGGGACCGAGGAAACCGTCGTAATCATTCGATTATTGATTCGACGGCTGGTCTTGCGTTTCGGACTCTTCGTTCCGGCATGATGTCTGGATTCACGTCGCCATCTCGCCCTTGGTTTCGTCTGGCGACTTACGATCCGGATTTGGATAAGTTCGAGCCTGTCAAGGAATGGTTATATCTGGTGACGGACATCATGAGCAGCATGTTCATGCGCAGTAATTTATATACGACATTGCCGACGTTTTATGGAGACATGGGTGTGATGGCGACGGGCGTATTCATGATTGAAGAAGACTTCGATACGGTGATGCGGTGTTATGGTCCCTTTCCTGTGGGATCGTATTATCTGATTGCCAATGAGAAATGGCAGATCAACGGATTCATGCGGGATTTTCAACTGACGGTCCGGCAGATCATTGAGCAATTTGCCATGGACCCGAACGATCCGACGATTCATTGGGATCGGGTTTCTGATCTTGTGAAGGGATTATGGGAAGGCGGCACGACGGAAGCATGGCTTGAATGTTCTCACTGTATCCTGCCGAATCCTGAATGGGACCCGAAATCGCATTTATCAGAGAAAAAGAAATATCTTTCGACATATTGGGAGCGCGGTTCGCAGACGGGTCAATTCTCGACGGAATTGATTGATTCGAATCGGCTTCTCTCGCAGAAGGGATACGACAAATTTCGAGTGATCTGTGGTCGCTGGGAAGTCACAGGTGAAGACATTTATGGGACATATTGTCCGGGCATGGAAGCGCTCGGCGACATCATGGGTCTTCAGACGATGGAACGGCGCGGCATGCAGGCGCTTGAAAAGATGATTAATCCGGCGATGGTTGCGCCGTCGTCGCTGAAGAATCAGAAGTCGACGCTTCTTCCGGGGGATGTGACATATTTGGATGTGCGTGAAGGCCAGCAGGGTTTTGTCCCGGCCTATCAGATCAATCCGAATTTCCAGCAACTTTCTGAGAAGCAGAACGAAACCCGCATGCGGATTAAAGAAGCGGCGTATTATGATTTGTTTCGTGCGATATCCGATCTTGAAAAATCCAATGTGACGGCAGAAGAAATTCGCGCTCTTAAAGAAGAAAAATTGCAGGATTTGGGTCCGATGGCTGATCGTTTGAATGTGGAAGTTCTTGATCCGATTATTGAGATTGCTTTTGATTTGCTTTCGAAGCAGGGGCATATCCCTCCTCCTCCTCAGGAATTAAAGGGCCGCGCTGTGAGACCTGAATACATGTCGATCATGGCGGCGGCGCAGAAGGCGCAAGCGGTTGCAGGGATTGAGCGTTTAATGGATGACCTGATGAAGATCAAGGAGATGGAACCGCAAGATCCAGGCGTGCTTGATAAAGTCAATTTTGACCAGGCGATTGAACGGCTCGGAGATGATCTATCGGTGCCTCCTGGATTAATCCGGGATGATGATGACGTGGCGAAGATCCGGCAGGGGCGTCAGCAGCAGCAGCAGCAGGCGCAGAAAGCGCAGCAGATGCAGGCGATGGCGGAATCGGCAAATAAACTGGCTGGGGCAAAAACGGCTGAACCTAATGCGCTTACTGATCTCATGCAGCAGGGACAAGCTGGTAATCTATTGCCTGCAGCTTGAAATAAACACTAAGGAGTGTTAGGCTTATGCCATACGTGAGTGATGCTCAACGAAAATATTTCAATTGGAAAGCCAAGAAATCGAAGAAGTGGAAGAAGATGGCTAATGAATGGAATAAGGCCAGCAAAGGAAAAGATCTTCCGGAACACAAAAAATGACTTACGACCCGGACAAAACTTTAGAGATGTCCCAGTCGATATCGGCGATCTTCGATCATGCCGATGCGAGTCTTGCGGAAGTATGTTCTGCGATTGCGCTTGCAGTCAGAACCCGGTTAGACAATGAGCCCGACAAGGCGCTTCGGGCTTTGATGTGCGTGACATTGATTAAACATTTAACGATGGATCATCCGAAGGATTCTCAAACCATTCAGGTATTGAGGCCGAACTGATGCCGAGGGAAACAGAAGAACGGGAGGGACCGCTTGCCGACAGGGAAAAAGTCAGGAAGAAAGGACTTGAAGAAAGACTTTCTCGACGAACAGAACTTTCGGATGTTCATGCGATCCTCAGTCAACGTGTGGGGCGGCGATTTTTCTGGCGTTTACTTTCGGCGGGGAAGATTTTCGCACCGACGTTTACAGGAAACAACACGTCGTTCTACAATGATGGACGTCGTGAAGTCATGTTGGAGTTCTTAGCGGATTCTCAGGAATTCCCGGAACTATATTTACTGATGGTCAAAGAATCCCGGGAACCTTTGGAAAAAGAGAAAGACGATGGTCCGCGCATGATGGAGTCAGTCCCACAAGCTGTAATTGATGACTAAAGAACGGGTACAAGTTTTAATGTTTCTGGTGTTGTGTTTGATTCTAATGGAAGTCGGAATGAAGCACTGATCTTTTAAAAAATTCAATAGACATACAAATGATGGGCCGTGCAGGGCTGCTACCTCTGCGCTGCCCATTTTTTTTATGCCTCACCAAGGAGTCACACAATGGCCGAAACTGAAACCGGCTCGACAGCCGTAACAGAACCCGAAGTAAAGCCTGAAACGAAGCCTCAAGAAACTTCGTCGATCGCCACGGAAGGCGCACCTGCGAAGCCAGAGACAGAAGCAAAGCCGGAACCCGAAGCGAAACCGGAAACGGAACCTGAGAAACCAAAAGTTCCTGAAAAACCAGTCGCGACAACGGAACCCGCTAAACCTGAAGTCTTTGAACTTGAAACTCCGAAAGACGGGTTGCTCACAAAGGAGTACGTCACTCAGTTCCAGAAAGACGCCATTGCGGCAGGACTTTCCAAGGATGAGGCGAAAGATCTCCTAGATACGCAGTATAGAGCTGTTAAGGAATTTGATGTCCGGACGAAATCATCTGTCGAGTCAGCCAAACAGCAATGGAGAGAAATGTCTAAAGCCGATCCAGAAATCGGTGGTGACAAGTTTAACAGAACCGCAGAACTCTCTAAGCGCGTTGTCGATAAATTCGGTAACGATGCTTTCAAGAAACTCCTGAATGATTCAGGATTTGGAAATTATCCAGAAGTTCTGCGATTTTTCTCTAAAGTGGGTGCGGCTTTCTCCGAAGATCAATTACGGGCCGGCAGCGCATCCTCCGGGGGCGTACAAAAATCTAGGGAAGAGATTCTATTCGGGGGGACAACTCCCGCATGATCCTTACCCTCAAGGAGATTAAATTATGGCCACATCAAATGGCAATGCCCTTCTAACACTGTTAGACATTGCCAAGCGTACTGATCCTGATGGAGCAGTGCCTGTTATTGCAGAACTTCTCTCGCAGAGAAACGAGATCCTTGCCGACATGGCTTGGAAAGAAGGAAACCTGCCGACAGGAACCCGAAACACCGTGCGGTCCGGGTTGCCGCAAGCGTACTGGAAAATTCCAAATGTGGGAACTGGAAGTTCAAAGTCCACCACCACGCAGATCGATGAAGCGTGTGGTATTCTTGAAGCCTGGTCACTCATTGACTATGACATCGCAGAACTGAACGGAAACGTTCAGAAGTATCGGCT